ACTAATATACAAATACGCATGAACAGCCAAATACACACGTACGTTCTAGCATGATTGCCCCCAGAACTGATCCTTCAGTTCCTGCCAGGTGGGGAAAGTGGAGTCTGTCACATAGTGACAATAAGGCTCCTGCGAAGCTAGAGACATGAGGAACTTCCTCTCGTACTCAAACTTCTCCCGTCCGTACCAAAAGTACTCGCGGGCGGCTGATTGCATCACTGCAACCATTTGTGCGTGTTGGTCAATTGTCTTAGACGGCAGCCAACACATAAGAGACTTCCGGATGGAATCCTCTTCAAGGGGACAGAGATAGGCTCCCACATCCATATCAAATCGCCACTTTCGCTTAAGGAAGCTGACGTCATCAATGTGGATGTAGGGAACTGATTCCGACTCCTTGTCTGCCATCGTGTAAGTGACACCGATAGCCTCCAACTCCCGCTGAATAGCGGTATGGTTGAAAAATGGTGTTGACTTACTGACTCCCATGACGTTGTCATCGCCATAGGTCATCAAAGCGACACTCTGCTTAAAAGTGTTCGCACGTCCGCCCAACTTCACATATGCGTAACGCATGTAAAGACTGTTCACCAACGAATTGATGATGACAGTAAGTGGGTGACCGGATGGGTTTGTGCCGTAGAACATAATGAGCTCTCCGCGGACATTCATCAGCGGAAAGGCAACATCATGTCCAATCCCCATAATAACACGAGCATACTCGTCAGAGTGGCCCGCGGCACGATGGAGTTCGGCAATGATCCAGAAAGCAGCCAGGATAAAATCAGCAATCATATGCTTATCAAATCCCTTGTAGTCCCCAGCAACAATCTGGTCGCAACCAAACTGTGTCAGGTACTCGCGCATCTGCTGCCACTCCAAAGACTGGCAGACAGTTCCTGGACCAGCCTCAAATGTCATTTTGTTCTCCTGAACAAGTTTGACAAATGAGAGAAGGCGCTTACGCACCTCGAGGCTCCAGTCCACAGGACCACCGGCAAAGAAACGAGTTTTCTTCGCTTCCTGCTTGGCCTTTGTAACTGCCTCGTCCTTATTGTGACCCATAAACACGGGGTACGCACGGCGCCCCTGCTTATAGGTCTCATCAATGGAACGAACACGAGCCCAGACATCCTCATCAAACGTAACACCTTCCGGGTACTTAGATGAGATCGCTGGCTGCAAAAACTGCTTCTTCGTCTTGTTCCATGGGAACCCCATAGAGGAATTCACATTGATACGATCAATGTACTTCACTCCAGGGAGTCCATTGACAGCTGCTTGATCTGAAAGTTCAAGCAACTGCCCTTGCCAGCCATCAGGAAGACCTTGTAAAAGGTCCTGCAGGTAACTGGCTTTACATTCATCAAGAGCACTACGATCATAGTTCACCACTGGGCGAACCATCTCAATAATGTTCTTGCGAATTGGTTCCCAACCAGCCATCACGGGCTTACCGTAATTGGATGGTACACCATAGTGTTGCTCGAAGTCAACACACAAGGGTGTAGGACCCACCTTTGAAGTGGGCATGGGAAGAAACCCAGGAATGCGCCCAAATTGTTCACACGAACCTGTCTCCAAGTATCGCATAACACTCTTGGGGTGAGGAGCCAAAAGAGGCACCTCCGTGCCCTGAAGTGAGAGAACTGGAGCACCCTCGCCGCTAACTACTGAGAATTCAGGAGCTAGACTAGCAGAGAGTGCTTCAAGATCACGCTTCAAGACTCGCATGATAGCAGCCTGTCTACCATACCCAGCCACGTGGAACCCTACAAAAGTAGGCCCACGAGGGGTATTAGCAATGTAGACAGTGCCACAATCACCACGCTTGGTTTCCTCAGAAGAGGTCCCCGAGAAAATCGGTTTGTCACCAACAAGCCCACTAATAGGGGCATGAAGGAAGTTCACAGCGTGAACGTCCAACAAGGTGATTTCACCAGTCTTCTCACGACGCATCCCAATCATAGAAGTGACTGGGATCTCCTCATCACACCAAAAACGATCCAAAGACCGCTGCGGTGCAATACTGAGCACGCGGACCATTGCTAGGTCCAA